CTGACCGGTCGTATGCAGCCGTTCGCGCTTTCGACCATATACCTAGGAATTTGGCTTGGTAGATATTCAGCTTCGTTGCAGAGTCAGGAGGGTAGAACACGGCTACACGTCGTGTTTTGCCCGCATGGATCAAACCCAACTGAAGCACTGTACGGTCACCACGCTTCACTACCTCGTGCGCCCTATCCACAAGTATACTTGTATGCTGGGGATACTCAGGCAGCTCGAACTCTACTCCTTCTTCCACCACGAAGCCGTCGTTTCGGATCACCACATGGAGCATGCAGCTCACTTGTTCACACGTCATGTCGGCGCGGTACTTGAAAGCACCCATCCAGAAATTTCTATCGAGCGCGAACATGAGCAGTGTTAGCAGTGCGATGACGGGCATCGCCAACTGCAATTTGTCTCTTGTCTCCATAACGCCCGCCTCCTTCCCTTCATCAGTTGAGTAGCGCGCCAGCTGAACGGATGCAAGTTCACGCACCAGGAGAGGGATTGCTAGCATGAGCTGGAGGCGCGACCGTCGCAGCGCCGAATCCCTTGCCTACCGCAAGCTCTACAAGACCAAGCGCTGGCTGGAGATCAGGCAGGCCCAGCTGACAGCCGAGCCGCTTTGTCAGCGCCACAAGAAGCGAGGCCAGCTCGTCAGGGCCGAGGTCGTGCATCACGTGAAGGCGCACAAGGGTGACGAATATCTTTTCTATCACGGTGAAGTCGAGAGCCTGTGCAAAGCCTGCCACGACTCTGACGCCCAATCAGAAGAAGCTCGTGGCTACAGCAAGCGCATCGGCTCTGACGGCTGGCCAGTAGACCCGAAGCATCCAGCGAACCAATAGTCCGGGGGTGTCACGAAGAAATTCGGACACCCTAAGGGTCCGGCGGTGGGTCGAAAAAATCGAACACCGCGAAATTGAGAGCTTCACGTGAGCGTCACGGCGTTTTCTCAGGTCGATTGTTTATGAACGATATAATCGCGACCACTACCAATCCTAGTGCTATGAATGTGAGGGGTCCGCCAGAGAAGAGACGATGGAAGAAACAGTCGAGGTTGCTTCCCCAGAGACAGGGGTCCGGAAACGTTCTTTTGATGCCGTCCAAAGTCTGTTTTCCCACCATCTTTTCCAGGTCTAACTGAGCAATCATGATTGTCTACTCCATGCCTGTGTTCAAGTCTCAATACATAACTTGTCTGTGTACGCCAACTCCCCGTCGGTGCTCCGTAGCGTACAGCTATTCATCCTATCCACCAGTAGGTGGCATGAAGGCAGTTCTTGTCACACAACCTCCGGCTGCCTTTCGTCAGGTTTCGGAGCATATCTACCCCTGGGCATGATTGTCGAGTACGACGATGAGAGGCAGACCCCGAACCCCGCTCGCCAAGCTGCAAGCTAACGGCGCCATCGACCACGATCCCAAGCGCTTCAAGGATCGCAGGGAGCCGAAGGCGCGCCCTATCGGTGAGCCGAGCAAGGGCCTCAGCAAGAACGCGGTGAAGTACTGGCACGCGTTCTGCCGCGAAGCGTCGTGGTTCACTGAGGCAGACCGCGGACTGTTGGAACAGGCATGCATCTTCCGCGCACGCTCGTTCTCACGGAAGGGTCTCAGCGACACTGCGGTCGGTAAGTACATCGCGATCTTAAGTCGGCTCGGGCTCACGCCGACCGACAGGCAACGGGTTAACATTCCAGATGGTTGCAAGAGTCAGACCGTCGAAGATTACCTCAACTGAGCCTCCAGCTGCCTATGAGACGCCTGATCCTGTCCTCGCCTATTGCGAGGCTGTGGCGCGCGGCGATGAGGTGGCTGGTCCGCATGTTCGTGCGGCGTGCGCGCGCCACGTCAGGGATCTGGCGCACGGGCACGAACGGGGGCTTACCTGGGACCTCGCAGCCGCCAACCGCGCCATCGGATTCTTCCGCGACGTGTTGCGGTTGAGCGAAGGTCAGTTCGAGGGCATGCCCTTCCAACTGCATCCCTCGCAGAAATTCATCATCGGATCGATCTTCGGATGGAAGAAGGCAGACGGTACGCGCCGCTTCCGGCGCGCTTACATCGAGCAGGCGAAGGGCGCCGGCAAGAGTCCGATGGCCGGTGGCATCGGTCTGTACATGATGGGTGCCGACAAGGAGCCGGGTGCCGAGGTCTACAGTGCGGGTGCCAGTCGCGAACAGGCGCGGGTTCTGTTCAGTGATGCCGTGAAGATGGCGAAGCAGGCGCCCGACCTCGCCAAGAAGATCACGTTCTCGGGCAAGGCGACAGTGCATCGAATGGCGATGCTGGGGTCGCCTCAGGCGGGCTCGTTCTTCGTACCCGTTTCGCGCGAGTCCCGGCGCCGCGGTTCAGGCCCTCGCCCTCATGCTGCACTATGCGACGAAGTCCACGAGCATCCCGACCGGCACACTATCGATATGCTGGAGCGCGGTTTCAAGTTCCGCAGGCAGCCGCTCCTGCTGATGACGACCAACTCCGGCACCGACCGCAACAGCGTCTGCTACGAGGAACATCGGCACGCGGTCAAGGTCGCGCATGGCGATATCGAGGACGACTCGGCATTTGCATACGTTTGCAGCTTGGACGAAGGCGACGACCCGCTCAAGAACCCCAAGTGCTGGCGCAAAGCGAACCCTCTCCTCGGCGTCATCATCACCGAGGAATATTTGGCGGGCGTCGTCTCGCAGGCGAAGGCGATACCGGGCAAGCTCAACAACATCCTGCGGTTGCATTTTTGCGTGTGGACCGATGCCGAGACTGCCTGGATCGCCCGTGACACGTGGGAGGCCTGCGAAGATGCAGCGTTCAACGTTGAGGACTTCCACGGCCGCCGTGCATTCGCCGGCCTCGATCTCGGGGCAACCAAGGACCTCAGCGGCAAGGCCCTTGTCTTCGAAGACGGCCACACCGATGACGGCAAGCCGAAGTTCGCGGCTATCGCTCACGGCTACACTCCGCGAGACACGTTGCATCCTAGGGCCGAGGCTGACCGTGCTCCTTACGACGTATGGGTGCGCGACGGATACCTGACCGCAACGCCGGGATCGGTCGTTCGATACGATCACATTGCCACCGACCTCGTGGAGGACTCGCAGACCTTCGACCTCGTTGCCGTCGCTTACGACCGATACCTGATCAAGCATTTCGAGCAGGCGGTCGGTGAGCTCGGTGCCGAGTTGCCCTTGATCGAACATGGGCAGGGACTTGGGCAACGTCGCGGGTGCGAGCCCGACTGTGACCAGCGCCATGAACATCACCCAGCACCCTTTTGGATGCCTGAGAGCATCAAACAACTCGAGACGTTGATCCTTGAGCGCCGCATTCGCTTCCACGTCAGCCCAGCACTTCGCAGCGCCGTCGCCAGCGCACGCTTTTACCAGTCGCCTGCGGGGCTGCGGCGCTTCGATAAGGCGAAGCCGGGTGGCCGTATAGATTTGCTCATAGCGCTGGTCATGGCGGTAGGCGCCGCGGTCGGCTCTGTCGGTCCCAGTGCCGGCTTCATCGACCCGTCAGAATTGGTAGTGGTGTAGATGAGAATCCTCGGACTTGAGATCGGCTGGGCTCAGAAGGCCAGCAGTCAGAGCCTCGATATCAACACCGTCATCCGGCGGTTCGAAGAGGCGTACGCCATCTCAAGTGGCATCGCCCTCAACCCTGACCTTGCTATGACCAGCCCAACCGTCCAGGCGATCACCCAAGCCGTCGCCCGTCGCATCTCGACCCTGCCCATTCAGGTACTCAAGAAGACGATGGTCAACCGACGCATCACGGAGCAGCCACTCCCCGATCACCCCGTTGCGATGCTGCTGGCCAAGCCCAACGCCATCCACAATCCCAGCAAGTTCTGGCTAGACGCAACATCCTGGCTGGTGCGATGGGGCAATTACTACGCATGGAAGGGTCAAGGGAACTCTGGCCCCGTGCGACGGCTGGTCCCCGTACACCCCGGCAGCGTCAGCATCCTTGACGACATGACCGACCCGCTTGCGATCACCTACATGGTGACCTTTCGCAACGGCAATCATCAGCAGTACCCACCCGACAAGATATTGCACGCTCGCGGTACATCGCGTGACGGCATTCGTGGTGACAGTATCGCGCTGGATGTTCGCGAGGCCATTGGTCTGGAGATCGCAGCCGAGAAGTTTGGGGCGATGTTCTTCGGCAATGGCGCTACTCCGGGTCTCGTCCTCCAGATCGCAGCAGGGTCGCAGGGCTTCAAGACAGACGAGGAGCGCAAGAAGTTCCGCGACAGCATCGAGGACGTTTACGGCAGGAAGGGTCGGCATCGTGTCTTCACGTTACCCAAGGGTATCGAGGTCGGTCAGCAGATCGCAATCGACAACGACGCCAATCAGTTTCTTCAGACTCGTCAGTATCAGCGCACCGTGATCGCGGGTGCGTTCGGAGTTCCGCCCCACCTTGTCGGCGACCTGAGCAAGGGCACTTTCAACAACGTTGAGCAACAGTCTCTCGCCTTCGTGCAGAACGTCGTGCAGCCCGTCGTCACCATCTTCGAAAGCGCGATGG